TTGACGGCTCTGTATACTTATTTTCCCGGACTGTATACTTAAACAACCCAATGAACCAATCAAAAATGCCCTTGATTGCTTTGACATCTCCGATAACCTGTTCTGCCGTCTTCTTAGCCCCTTCCAACTCCATACGCCCTTCATGCAATAGAGCGCACCCCTGCTTGATAAAGCCAACGGCGGTTTGGGCCGCCATGAGAAGAGTGAAAGGATCCACACTTTAAGACACCCCGCCCAAGCGAGTGCCGTTTACTAGCCAAGTTACGTTGGAGTTACCTACTATGTAGTTACCTGCTCCGCCACCTGCGCCACCACTTGCTTGTGAGCTATTGTTACCTGCCGCACCAGACGCACCCCAACCACCACCTGTACCGCCAGTAGCATAGTTACTACGCCCGCCCGCGCCTCCAGCGCTCAAAGTACCTGCGGCTCCCGGACCTGATGTACCTGTACCCGGACCACTTGAAGCCCCAGCAGCACCGCCAGCACCATAAGTAGCACCGCCACCGCCGCCACCGCCGCCGTACCAATCACCAAAGTTTGAACCGCCGCCACCACCAGCACCACCGCCACCGCCAGCAACAGTGCCGTTGTTTGCAATTCTTACCGCAGATGAAGCAGAAATACCTGTGCCACCAGAAGAGCCGGGTGAACCAACTCTGTTAGCGGGAGGGTCACCAGAACCACCAGCACCGCCCGCACCGCCATAGCCAATGATGTATCCGTTGTTTATGAGGACTACGCCACCGGGATATGTTCCGTTGATTGTTAGTGCTGGAGTGCCTGTCCCGCTTGCCAAGATGTAAACCCCTGCGTTAACCGTTACTTGGAGTAGTGAGCCTGATGCCGTCCAACCATTTGCTAACGCATACGTTCTTAGATTCAAGTCGGTTTGATTGCTTGAAATAGTAAGCGCATACACAACAACCCCACCAAAGCCGTAGCCACGGGCGGTAGCAGAACCAAGGTTAGTTAGTATTGGCATTATGCAAACTGAGTCTGTGAGCCAAGGACTGTGTATACGCCGCTGGCTGTTTTAATAACAGTAAACACATAGATGTTTATTGCATTAGCAATTCCCGCAGTGGGGGTTATGGCGTTTTGCCACTTAGGGGTTACTGTTGAGCCGTCAATCTGAATTACGTTGGGGTAGTAAGCAGTTGAACCGTTTGTAATTAGTAGCGCAAGGGTCATGGCTTGGCCTGTAGCCATCAAAGTGTTTAGCGAAGTTGAGCCGTTACCACGGATATTTAGCGTGAAGTTAACTGTGGCGTTACTTGTGTAGTACTGCACCGTCTGGGTAGACACATCGTAGTTAGTGCTGGATACGGGAGCAGATGCCGTTATGGTTGCCGCCTCCAACATTGCACCAATAACGCTTGGGATAGTGATTGACGGAGTTGAGAACGCCGCACCAGCCACCAAAGAACCAGCAGTCAGACCAGATGCCGTTCCAGTTACGTTAGTCATCACTCCAGATGTAGGAGTTCCCAAAGCAGGAGTTACCAGCGTAGGGCTAGTAGCCAGAACAACCGCGCCAGAACCTGTAGAAGTAGTACCCCCTGTGCCACCAGAAGTGACGGGCAGAGCAGAACCAAGGGTCAAAGACGCCATGTAGTTAGTGGCGTTGACTATGTCTGTGCCGTTAGACACCAGAATCATCTTCGCCCCGTTGGGCACGGATACACCCGTCAGACCTGTAACTTTTACTGTGACCTGACCGCTAGAGGTGTTGTTATAGATGAAGTACAGCTTCTTATTAGTCGGCACTATTAAGTTAGTGCTTGCTCCGCCTGTACCCGTTAGTTCAATGAACATGTTACGGGCAACACCAGTCGCACCGTCTGGGATAGTGATTATGGTGTCCGTGCCAGTAGAGACGGATTGGGTTACATAGCCTGAGATAGCCTGTTCAATCAGCGTGCCAAGGTTGGTGTTGGTTGTTGACCCCCAGTTACCTGCTTGGTCACCGTTGCCCATCAGTTCAATTTTTAGATTGGGTGAGTACGTACTTGACATGGTTTACCTCATTGAAGGTTGTTTATTACTGTCCAGCCTGCATTTTCGGTGGTGTCAACCACTGTCCAGCCTGCGTTTTCGGTGTTGCTGATTAACGCCCAGTTTGCTGTCTGGTCGTCGATGATTTTTATCCAGCCCGCTACCTGTGTATTGTCTGCCATATTGATGTTCTCGGCAATGGCGGCTTGGAACGCGGCTTGGATGGTCGGCACATCCGCAAGGGTGATGTTCTCAGTGATGTCTTGCAGGAAGGTAGCGGTGACAGTCTGGGCATCCGCTACGCCAAAGTTCTCGGTAATATCCAAGAAGAAGACGCTGAAGATAGTGATTAGTTCAGCGAGGGTGATGTTCTCTGTAACGCTGGCTGCGAACTGGGCAGTGAGGGCTTCAACCTCTTCTATCGTTATGGCTTCGGATATTGCCAAGGCAAACTGGGCTGTTGCAGTCGGCGTGTCTTCTAGAGTGATTGGCTCTGTGACCGAGGCAAGGTAGGCAAACTGTGTCGCTGGCGTGTCGTCTATGGTGAACGGCTCAGTGCGGTCATTAAAGACTGCGGTGAAAACCACTTGGCTGTCTGCGATTGTTATGTCTTCTGATTGGGCAACAGCAAACTGGGCTGTAACTGCTTGGCTGTCCGCTAGGGTAATGTTCTCTGCTATGGATTGCAGGAAGGTTGAGGCTTGAGAAGATGCGTCGGCAAGAGAGATTGCTTCCGTCACGCTACCAAAGAAGTTACCGCCTACGTCATTTTCAACTTCGTCAACGGTTATGGGTTCGGTTATAGACTTTAGAAACGCCGATGCTTGTGCGCTGTCGTCTGCTAATGCGATGTCTTCAGAGATAGATAAGGCGAACGCCGTCCCGCCAAGACCAGCAAAGGTAGATTGGGCAAAGGCGGCGTAACCGAACATTTATTTTTATGGCGCAGTGGGCCATGTTATTGTTTGAGGGAAACCCGCCTGAGCGGTGACATCTCTTAATGCTTGGCGATAACTTGCCCACGCGTCTCTTGTAGCCTGTGGCACGTCTGGTAGTTGAGTCCAGTCGGATTGCAATAAAAGATTATCCCGCTGACTACGAATAATTGCGGCTAACTGTTCCGTTGTAGGCTGTGGGGGCGGAATGTATTCTGCAATAGTACCAAAATCGCCAGCCACACAACGAGCAAAAATTTCATGTGAATGCGGATAATCACCCTGTGCTACTGCGGTAAATGGTACTAATTCTTCACGCAAATCGTCAAAATTGACCATGCAATTAATGGCTGTATGTTCAGCATTTGCCCATTGCACACTTGATACATTTGAATAATTCATAATCTTTCTTTATTAACTAATGCGAACCCATAAACCAGACATTCTTTTACCACCACTTGTGTTTCCCGCTTGTGATAAAAGTCTCCATGTTCCAGTATTAACCAAAACTGGTGCTGTGGAAGAAGTGCCTCCATCTGGTGAACCCCAACTTGAAGGAGGAATTAAATAAACACCAGCAGACATTACATATAAACTTGAACCAGCAAGTGTTGTGTCTTGTGCAATAGCACCATCTGTTAATGACCTTCCTAAAACATAACTTCCAATGGCATATAAAGATGTATTTGTAATCGCTCCAGTTTGTCCATTTAAAGATGTAACACCGCCACCTGCTGGAGTAGACGAAACCCAAGTAGTGCCGTTAGAAGTGAGAATGTTTCCGTTTGCTCCGGGGGCTACTGTTGCCAGTGCACTTGTTCCGTTACCCAGCAGTACGTTGTTTGCAGTTAATGTTGCGGCTCCAGTACCGCCGTTAGCAACGGGGAGCGTACCTGTTACGTTTGTTGCCGCGTTTACGAACGTGGTTGATGTAGAGCCTGTACCGCCGTTAGCAACGGGGAGAGTTCCGGTTACGCCAGTAGTTAAAGGTAGACCTGTACAACTAGTCAAAGTACCAGATGAAGGAGTTCCAAGTACTGGGGTTACAAGAGTTGGGCTTGTTATTGTTTGTCCGGAGGCTATCAGCCCCCCTGCTACTTGTGTTAAAGCCATTATTGGTTCTCCTCTGCGGGTTCTGGTGTGTTGCCTTCGCTAATCCACTTTAGGTAGGCTTGGTAGTCGGTGTTGTCTGGGTCAAATGGGATGTAAGCGTTATCCGACAAACGCTGAACCATACACTCTTGATTTGTTCTTTGGTTTAGGTGTAATTTATACATTTATAACTCCGCACTAAATATCATGTTTGATGCTGTTGAACTTAAATCTGTTAATGTTGCCGCCCTTCCAGCAGTTGCGCCACTTACTGTAAAGGTAACTGTAATTGCTTGTGGACACGCAGAACCCGATACGGATGCAACAGCAGATGGGGTGAAATCTGTTCCAGCACTTGATGGTAAATATGTGTTTGCGGCTGTATATGTTCCTGTTGGAGATGCCCTCATATATGTAGGAAATAAAATAGGAAAGTCTACTCTAGTGGTACTTATAAACATACCCGTAGTTGCATAAGTTGAATATCCACCAGAAGTTGCAATTTTGTAACAATATCTCTGACACAAAGCCAACTCCGTACCATACTGACGATACTCAAATGGGGATGCTGTTGTCCCTGCTTCTAGTTGCACACCTGTTATCTGTAATGTTGCGGAGGCGGTTGCCATAATAGAAGTAGCGCCAGTTGCGGATAAATAGCTAGTGCCAGCCCAAGCGCCAGCCGTACCGCTATATGTAGACCCAGTTCCAACACTAAAACGAACTTTAAGACCAATACCATTAGTGGTTAGCCAAGTTCCAGATGTGTCGCCAGCAATAGTTATGGTTTCGTATTCCCACGTATTGGCAGAACTAATCGTATATGTAAATGGGTAACTTCTAGTATTTGCACTATTTTGTAGAGAACCGCCAAATGTTCCTGTTAAAGACGAACGCACCCAAAAAGACAGTGTTACTGTTTGTGCGTTTGCTGTACCCCAATTTAAATCGGCTACGTTATATCCCTCAATAGGTTGACTAATTAAAAAATAATCACCAGCGCCAATAGACACTGTACTTGCAACTGTTGTGCCTAAATAATTAGAGAATCCAGCGGGCGGAGTTACTGAACCTGCGTTTTGTTGGTAGGTTAGTTTGCTTGCTTGTGAATTTTCAACTTTGTATCTATCAATGATATATCCATCTGAAGATGGCGTAACGCTAGAAGTTCCGTTGTATTGACTAATAGTGAACGTACCATTGATGATGCGATTTCTAAAGGTTACGTTGTTTGATGCGCCTTGCGCTACTGTTACAGCTAGGGTCATGCTTGCTCCTTGGGATACTTGGCTTTCACTGCCATTACTTTAGCCAGCATTTCTGTTTGGGCATCTCCACCTTTCCATAGTGCGTCTAGTTGGTCACCAATGGTTGGGTATTCTGATTGTCTTTTGGCTATATAGGAATGTGCGTCTATATAGGCTTGAACTGCTGTTTCGTCATAGGTAACGGGGTTGCCTTGGGCATCAAAAGCATCGTCACCACGGATAGTAACCACATTAGTATGCGTTGCGTATATTGCTTGATACTTGTTCATGCCGCAATCTCCATGAGCGTAATAGTAGAATAATCTGCGCCAGCATTAAGATTTATGCCTTGCCCACTTACATTTGAAGAGAAAAATAACGCATAAGTAGTGGCGGAAGTTGTTGCTGGTGAATCAAGATAATCAATCCCAGCCGTGCCAATATCATTGACTGTGCTTGTATTTGTGTAGCCTATGTACTCGCCAATTTTTTGAAGATTTGAACCGTTTTTATAAACATTAAGAATTACTCCATTATTAGTATTCCCAGAATTTTTTTGTACCCCATTAGCTATAACGGATACTAAAATTTTACTTGTTGCAAAAGTTGGTGTGATAGTAACAGTTAAACCTGTAGCTACCGGTGTGCTAGACGTTGTAGAAGCACCGCCCGATAAAATTCCCTGCACCACTTGCAACACAGACCCCGTAGGCAACGTAGCCTTTGGAATTACCTGCGTTCCAGTCAACTTAGAACCCGCCA